ATGTAAAGGTACAATACAGACCTTTTCTTGTAAAAGAAGAAAAAATCTTGTATATGGCACTTGAATCTGGTGAAGAAAAAGAAATGCAACAGGCAACAAAAGATATTTTGAAGTCAGTTACATTTGATAAAATAGATGTTGAAACTCTACCAACGTTTGATGTAGAGTATATTTTCTTACAGGTTAGGGCAAAGTCTGTAGGAGAAATTGCAAAGTTTAAAATTATATGTCCAGATGATAAGAAAACCTATGGCGATGTGGAGGTTGACATATCAAAAGTTGAGGTGCAAGTAGATGACGCACACTCAAATAATATAGTTTTAGACAAAGAAAGAAAACTAGGCGTTGTTATGAAGTATCCTAATATGAAAGTATTATACACAACACAAGGTGTTAAATCATTATCATATGAAGATATAATTAAATTGATAACAGGTTGTGTTGATTATATTTACGAGGGTGAAAAGAATTATCCATCAAGTGAATCGACACACGAAGAATTGAAAAACTTTTTTGAGTCATTATCTCAAAATCAATTTTCTGAATTGAGAAAGTTTTTTGAAACTATGCCTAGATTAAGACACGAAACAAAAGTGAAGAACCCAAAGACGGGAGTTGAGAGTACGATTACCTTCAGCGGGTTGCAAGATTTTTTCGGATTGGCCTCTCCCACAATAGCCTAGAGGCGATCTTTGAAACTAATTTTGCATTAATGCAACATCATAAGTATTCATTGACAGAATTAGAGTCAATGATACCTTGGGAAAGGGACATTTATGTTCAGTTGCTAATAAATCATATTAAAGAAGAAAACGAGAGAAAAAGAAAAGAACGGGAGAGAACAAAATGATAGAAGAAAGTAAATCTATTATTAAAAACGTGTGGGTATTTTTAAGGGATGAAATACCACAGTTTATGTCAAATTGGAGATTAATTCCAAGAATTTTTATGTTGTTGTATGGATATGCTTTTTATATGACAATGCAATGGTTTATGGCATTACCAGAACCTAACAATGCACAGGCAGGTTTTGTATCTGTAGTTGTAGGGGCAGGTGCTGCTTGGTTTGGATTGTACGTAAATGGTAAACCTAGTAAAATAAAAGAAACAAAATAATATGGCACTACCTAAAATAGAACCACTTGGAACAGAATTTGATATGCCACAAGGTGGTGATAATTCTGTTCAAAGAGAAATCACAAGATTAGGTGAAGTAATTATTGATAAGACTAGTGTAGGGTTAAAAGCTGCTACACAGGCAGTTATCGGTGATGTACCTAAAATGATACAAGATTTGACAAATGAAATTGAAAGTGGTCCTGTTGATAATTTTGCTATAGCGATACGTAAATTAATTAAACTTGTAGATGATTTAGGAATTAATTTAAGAGATTATAATAACAAATTAGCAGATACAGTTGAAGAATTTACAGGCAATCAACAAAAGTTAGAAAAACAATTAGGAGAGTTGAGAGAAAAAGGTATCAAAGCAGAAATAAATGAAAAGGGTAATGCAATTAATATATTAACTCAAAAAGAGATTAAGGCATATGAAAAAGATAGAGAACGAAATGAAAAATCTATCACAGAATTAGAAAAACAAATACAGACAAGAATTACTACCTTAAATCAATTAGATGAAACAGATAAGAAAGGTAGAAAAGAAATAGAAAAAGAAATTAAAACTAGATCAGAAAATATTGAAGGTTTAAAAGAAGAAAACGAACAAATCAGTAAGAGAGTTAGCACTACCGCAGATACAGGTGGACAAGATCAAGGATTTGGTAAACTTGCTGAAATTAGAGAAGCATTTATGGTTATACCTGATACACTTGCTGAAGTAGGCACATCATTTGCTAATGTAGGTAAAAGTGTATTTGGTTTTATAAAAATGTTCAAAGAACCTATGAAGGCATTTAAAAGTATAGGTGCCTCATTAGGTGCGATTGGTAATATATTTAAAACAGCAAGAATTTTGATTGCATTAAAAGTTTTAGCAGTAATCGCTGCTATACAATTCTTTGCTGAAAGAATTGACGCAATAGGTGATTTCTTTGTTGGCATATGGGAAAAGATAACAGGATTCTTTCAAGGTATTGTAGATTGGTTTAAAAATTCTAAAATAGGTAAATTCTTCTTTGGTGGTGATGATGAAGAAGAAGAAAAACAATTAGGCAATAGAGATCCTAAGGCAGGTACAGCAGGTGATATTGCAGGTGAGGCTTCATTTGCAGACTTTGATGACGGTGACGCACCTGTCAGAAATATGTCAAGTGCTAGATTAGAACAAGGTTTAGAAAATCAAGTTGTACAATCTAATTTGTCAGACTTCGATCAAGGTGCAAATCAAATAATGGCAAATAATTTAAATCAACAAATGATGGAAGATGAGGCAAATTATTTGTATAGAAGACCTACAGGTAGAGAGCAAGGTTTAGTTGCAAGTAGAAGTGTAGTCGGTAATCAGATGACAGATGGTACTTCTATGTTAGAAGAATTAGGTGATTTAAATAGAGAAAGTGCTATGATGAGTCAACCAAATGTAATTAATGTACAAAATAATTCAAATGTAAATAGTCAACAGACTTCAGGTACAACAGTATCAGGTTTTGTAGACCACGAACCAGATACATCATTTAAGTTTATTAGAAGTGGTGCAACAGGTTCAGACGAGTTTTAAAACTTTACACCCAATTCTTTTTCAGTAATTATTTTAAATACAGCACCGTTGTCTTCAGCATACGCAGTTGCTGCCTTCCATTTTGCTTGATTTTTAATAAACTCAAAACTTTCACGCATATAAGATTTAGTTTTCTTTTTAGGTGGTTTAGGTTGCGTACATTGACGAGAAGGTTTTATTTCGATTAACATCCTTTTACCCTTATCAGTTTTAATAATGAAGTCAACAAAGTATCTATGATACTTTCTATCAATAGGGTTATAATATCTTATAGGTAATTCTTCACTTGCCCATTGTACAATGCCAGGATTGTTGTCGCAATAGACCATAAATCTACGCTCTAACAATGAACGATATATTATGTTATTAGGGTTGCCAACGTACTTCTTTGGATTAGTTGGTTTATATATTCCTTTAAAAGACTTCTTCATATCATATAAATATTACTAATATATATAAAGGTAACAAATGGCTTGGACTTCAAAAGTAGCAAACGTAATCAAAGGTAAAATAGGATCAGCAGTCGCAGGTGCAGTATCAGGTAAGATTGGTCAGGCACTTAACTTTGCCAATCAAGGTCAAAGTACAAAACTTGCTGCTAAACTATTAAACAAATCACCGTTAGAAATAGGGGCAACTGGTCCTACTTCACATATGACAGAAAATCCATATTCATATGGTACTGTCTATTATCCACAAGAAACAAGTAATTTAGGTGACGGTCATTATGTCATATTTGATATACTTGCACATAAGAACTCAAAATATAAAACAGACACATTTGAAAATGGTAAACTATCAGACGCAAGTAATAACTTTGTTGACGAAGATTGGAAGTTTTTTGGTAGAAGACAAGGCACATTTAATAACAGAATTAAAAATATTAAATCCAGAGGTATAACACAAACTAATAGAGTTAAAGGTGTGAACTCTGGTTTATTCAAATATGCAGAATCAAATCATACTTACATAACAGATAGTATTTGTATGTATATGCCAGCAGAGGGATTAAAGTTTGGTTACAAGGCAGATTATGAAGCATTAGAAACAGGACTTGCAGGTGATATGGCACAAGGTATTGCAGGTGTCATTAATGAGGCAGGTTTTGCTGATAAGATTAAGGCGGCCGCTAAGGGTACATCTGGTGTTGCACTTGAATTAACTAAAATGGCAGGTTTTGGTGCAGTAGGTATTATACCTGGTTTTGAGAACGCAAGAGCAGTCTATGATAAGTTTAAGGGTCAGGCAAAGAATCCTAATTTAGAATCAGTATTTAAATCTGTGCCGTTTAGAGAGTTTAATTTTCCATTTACATTTGCACCAAAGAACGTAAAAGAAAAAGACGCAGTACATAAAATATTGCAGTTATTCAGATTTCATATGTTACCTGAACATCAAAATGGTGCAAACGGTTATTTCAATGTACCATCAGAATTTCAAATAACATATATGTATAGAGATAACGAGAACACTTATTTGCCTAGAATCAGTCGTTGTGTTTTAAAATCTGTAGATATAGATTACGCACCAGAGGGTGTTGTGTCAACACTTGTACCTGATGAAAAAGGTGCACCACCTACAATAATTACAATGTCATTAAACTTTGGTGAAACAGAAATTATGACTAAAGAAACTGTAGCACAAGGATTCTAAAATGTATTTCGATAGATTTCCTAAAGGTCAATATATACAACCAGGTACAGAAACATTTAAACTTGTATCAGATTTATTCAGACGAGTAAAGATCAAAGATAAAGTTAAAGATGCCGCTAGTTTATATTCAGAATACTTTGTTACAAATGGTGAAAGACCTGAACATATTGCACAAAAACATTTTGGTAGTCCTATGTTACATTGGGTTGTATTATTAACAAACAATGTATCAGACGCATATTACGAGTGGCCGCTATCGTTTCAGGCATTTGAACAATACATCAATGACAAATATGAAAATCCAGAAGGCATACATCACTATGAAAAGGTGCAGTCAAGTGGACCTACTGAGTCAATAGATTATTCACATTTGATAGAATGTAATAGTACAGACATAGGCGCACAATCAGTTAGTAATAGAGAATACGAACAAAGAGAACAAGACCGTATAAGTAGAATTAAACTATTAAACCCAGCATATTTGCCTATAATGATAGAAGAATTTGAAAGATTGATGAATGAATAATTATGTACTCACAAATAGATAAAGACACATTAACAAAAGCAGGTCGTTTCTTATTAGATGATATTACATTAGTGTCATATCAATCAGCAGATGGTTCTAATCAGAATGCTAAATCAATATCAATTAAATCACAAGTATTAGAAATTAACTTGTACGAGTCACTACAAGGACCTGGTTTGTCAGGTAACGTAGTTATCGCAGACGCACAAGCAGTCATATCGCATTTACCATTAACAGGTTATGAACGTATAGAATTTCGTCTGTACACGCCAGGCGTTGGCAAAGGTTACGATTTCACCGCTGCCACAGGTCACCCTATGTACATTTACAAAATCACTGGTAGACAACCTACGACACCTAGGTCGCAGTTGTATATGTTACACTTTTGCAGTAAAGAAATGATTGATAATGAAACAATACGTGTGAATAGAACGTTAGAAGGCACAATAGATCAAATGGTCATAGACATATTTCGTAATGATCTTCAAAGTAAAAAGAACTTAATTGTAGAAGAAACAAGAGGTGCCAGAAAATATGTAATGCCAAGAAAGAAACCATATGAGAGTATTAGTTTATTATCGCAGGCGGCAGAACCACAGAAATACAAATCAAGTGGTATGTTATTCTATGAGGATGCCACAGGTTTTAGATTTAGAAGTTTAGAGAATATGTTGGCAATTGCTGGTGCCGCTAGACCTGTTGTTGCAAAGTTTCAACAAAAACCACGTAACGTCAAAGGTGGTACAGGTGAAACAGATATAATCAAAGAAATGCAGACCGTAGATGGTTATGAGATTAAAGACCAGTTTGACACATTAAAGAACTTATCAAACGGTGTATATGCAAGTAAAATGGTGACACACGATTTATACAACAAAACCTTTTCAGAAATATCATTTGATTACAACACATACTTTCCGACTATATTTCATACGGAACACGATGGATCAGGTGGATTAACAGAT